CGCTGACGGCTTGTGACTCCGAGACCGGGAACAGCCTTAGTAGCCACGTCTTCAAAATAACTACCGAAGCCGCCGCCAGCAAACGCAACGATACCACCGTCAGCATAGCTGCCGTTGTTAGGCTCATCAAACATAGTGTCGGGTAGAGGGAGTGTAGTAAGACCACCAGCAGCCATACCCATCGGCGCTTCTTCCATCGGTGCCTCTTCCATAGGCATTTCAGGTGCACCCATTTCGGGCATAGGAGCCTGCATCTGCGCAGCTTCCGGCGTAGCACCAAGACCAGCGGGCATACCCTGCTGTGGCATCGGAGAAGGCGCACCAATCCCACCCATAGGAGGGGGAGGGGCTTGAGGATTTAAAAGTTTCTCGGCTACAGTCTGCGTAGGAGCCTGCGCTCTTTGCCCTGCTGCTTCCATCTCACGAAACTTCTGGGCCGCTAGGGTAGCTTCCAAAGCGGAAACACGCCCCATCTGAGCAGCCTGCGCAAGCGCAGGTAGGTTGTTCTTATAAATCCGGAGTAGCTCCAGAGGGGGCCGGACCATGAATGGTTGTTCGTCCATAGTTATTAACCCCCGCTAAACATCTTGTACGTGCTATATGCCCCTAAGCCAGCACCTGCAAGCTGTTGTGCAAGGCCCGGTGACGGTGCACTTGTTGTTTGCGTGGTATTCATAGCCTGCGGCACACCGCTCATGAGGCCCATGTACCGTTGAAGCCGTGTGTAGGGGTCATCAGAGGCCCTCTGGAAATCCCCATAGTCAAGGTCACGCTGCTGCTGACCAAACGCTTGCTCCTGCGCAGCCGTTGACTGCTGCATACCGAGACGCTGGGCATCTGCGTTCTGCTGCGCCTGACCAATATTAGCAAGTGTTTGGGCCATGTCACCAGCAGTCTGAATACCCCTGAGGCCAAGATCAGCGCCGAACTGCCGTGACCTCTCATTGAAGTCAGTACCGAATTGGCGTGATGCCTCCCCAAATTTAGCAGCATCCAGACGGGACCTTTCCCCAAACTCAGTGCCAAACTGACGGGATTTTTCACCAAAGTCAGCACCAAACTGACGCGACTTCTCGCCAAGGTCCGCACCAAACTGACGAGACCGTTCACCGAGATCAGCACCAAACTGACGTGACTTTTCACCGAAGTCAGCACCAAACTGGCGTGATGCCTCTCCGGCTTTCTGCGCTTCAAAGTCATACTGCTGGTTGGCAAGCCGTGACTGGAGGTTGTTGCGGGCCTCCAAGTCTTGCACACTAAGCTGGGCCTTAAGGTTAGCGTCTTTGACGCTCATACCGGCTGCGCGGTCACGCTCGAATTGCTCTTGCGCATTTGCATACGCAGACTGAAGACCCGCAGCTTGGATATCACCCATCTGACGGCCAAGGTCACGCTCACGAGTAAGCCCAGCAAGAAGCTGGCGCGTACCGCCATAAGTACCCTGACGGCTTGCACCTAGGTTCTGCATCAACTGCGAACGCTGGGCATCTTCTTGGGCACGCTGCTTTTGGACATCCACAACATTTTGCATGTATGGATTCATGTACTGCTGGGCTTGCGCGTTACCGAACTGCTCAGCATCCGCCATCTGGTACCGAGTTAAGTTTTGGTCTTGAATTTGCTGGGAAGTAAACTTCGTGGGGTCGTACTGCGCCGCAGGGCCGTAGTTAGCAGCATCATAGTTAGCAGCAGGGCCGTAGCTACCAGCTTGGTATTGCGCCGCAGGATCGTAGTTAGCAGCTTGGTATTGCGCCGCAGGGTTGTAGTTGCCAGCGTTAAGCGCAGCAACCCCGGCTTGGTTTGCGAAGTTCGTAGCCGTGCCAAACTGGCCCGGTGTCTGCATCCCAGCAACTTCGCCTTGGAGCTTCTTCTGTTGGTCAGTAAACCCTTCGAGACGATCCCGGTCATAAATGGGGGTCTTGGTGTTAAGAAGACCCGCTGCACCCTGCATCCCGATGTCATAATACGGACGTTGCGCCTCACCGATGTTCGATGTGGTGTTAATAACATTCTGTGTAGTAGTCTTAGAAGCCATTACAAATTATCCTAACCCACGGGCTAACTTGGTGTCGTGACCACGCCCTGCCTTCTTACGTGCCTTATGCGCCTTATCCATAAGAGCATATAGCTTATCTGCACCCCGCTGGGGGTTACCCTTACCAATGCGGCGAACCACATTTGCGGGCATAATTACTTCATCCCGAGCAACACGAGCGGGCTGATTTTTACCGATACGGGCAGGCACACTATCACTTACACCATCACCCGGACCTTGCACTGGCTGACCACCCATGCGGCTAAGCGCTTCCATACCTGCGTTGCTGCTACCGTTGCCAATTTCAGACACCGTGCGGGCGTCGAGCACAAAGGCTCCATCGGACATTTCGATCTCACCGCCATGAGCATAGCCTGCGGCTCCTTCCTCAGGATCAACACCGCCCATATATGTAACGGGTCTGAAGTCGTACATCGGCTTACCTACGTTGTTCTTTGATTTCTTTGACGGCTGTCTGAGCACCGGCTGCATGATCTGCGTACCACGGGCTGTATGCGACCCCGGCTGTACGACCTGACCCATAGTGTTGTAGATTTCAGGCATATCCACCTCGAAGAAACGACGCTGCTTCGACGAGTTAGCACCATCGGGGTCCATGATTTGCTTACGGTCTTGTGCGTAGTATGGCCCTTGGAACGAGTTATCAATCCGGCCATCTGGACCTGCTACTCCACCACCGGAAGGGGTCATCGCACCGCTTACACCCTGCATAAGACCAGAAGCAGCCATCATCGGAGCAGCTTTAGAAATAAACGCTGGAGTGCCACCGGGGAGGCCAGACCGCGCAGCTTGGGCAAAACGCGAACCTAAACCACCTGCAACTTGCCCAGTAGAGCCAAGTGTCTGGGTAGCACCTGCGAATGAGACGGGAGCACCGGCCCCTGCTGCGGCACCAAGACCTCCACTTACAGCACCAAGACCCGCAGGAGCACCGCTAGCAACAACTGCACCCGGAACTGCTTGGGCACCGGCAAGTGAAAGAGGAGCCGATGGTGCTACCGCACCGGCAAGGTTGCTAACAGGCGCGGTAAGCGCAGGAGCCGCTTGTTTAGCTGCCGCACCAAAAACATTACCGGCACCCAAACCGCCAGCAAGTGAAGCACCACCATAAGCTTGGAGGCCGGCCATCAGACCTTTCTTAAGGCTACCTGTTTTAAGAACAGAGCCACCAGCGACCATACCAGCCGCAGCAAGTGCGTTCACGCCCGGAATAAGCATAAGGCCAGCGCCTAGGAGCGTAGGTAGAAGATTCTTAAGGAACCCAGCTTCAGGGAGACCAGTTTCTGGGTTGATTGTAAGCGAACCGCCATGCGCCATAGCCAGACCCTGAAGGCTGTTAACCTCACCGGGGGTCATATGGACAAGCATTGTATCTTCGTCGCGGCCCCGTGACTGGACCTGTTGGGCCATGGGGGCAATAAGGGAAGGCAATCCTCCGCCTGTCATCCCACCGTAGGGTTGTTCCATTTGCTGGTACATCATTATTCCCTATACCGAAGTCACGGTCTGCCAAGCAGACCCGTTATATACACAAAGTTTACCTAAAGTGGTATCGAAAACAACCCAACCCGCTGTCGGTGTCAAGGCATTTTTTTCTGCTGTGGTTACATTGCGTGCAGCCATGATACCATTGAATGTTTCAGCCGTATACTTCTGAGCATTATTCGGTGTGTTCGAGTCAAGCTGCGAGAAGTAGTTTTCCAACGTGCGTACCACCTGCCGTATATACTGGGCGTCATATTGAGGTGGTGAGTTGGGCAGCGGTGGGAACCGAAATTTATCCATAGCCATTAGCGTGAACCATCCTGACGAACATCGAGGCGTGAAAGGCCAAGTTGCCACTGTACACCTAGCGTATTAGAACTAACCTTAAATGCCATCTGACGAGCACGGGCGCGCATGAAGACCTGATTGGTAAAACGACCAAATGAAGTCTCGATTACCCGTTGGGTATCCGTAGGGTCTGAGCTAAGGTTACTACCGGGAAAATTACGCGAGCGTATCTGAAGAGAAACTTCCGGAGTAGCGGCTGTCGAACCATCAAAGCTAACATCAGGAATCATACGCCGGGACAGCATGAAGTTATCGCCATCCCCGATATCGAAGTCAGCCGACTGGATATAGGCCGCAATCGGAAGGTCATCATCGTCCACACCGTTCTCGTGGGAGTAGAGGTAACCCGAACCCGCAACCCCATCAATAATTGGCGTATTCGCAGCCTGCGGGAAATGGCGCAGCGGAGTGTCGAGCCATGCCGTACGGTCAATAGTTCCATAGTACCAGATTTGCTCTAGGTGGTTGTAGACGACATAGGCGTTGTTATAGTCGCTGTCTGCCGTGGGGTAGAACCACCAGATTTCGTTCCACTGCTCATTGGTACCGCAGACAATTTGGTCTGACTGGTTGAAGTTGATGTTCATAAATACGTGGTTACGCAAGGTGCAAGGTAGCGTCTCGACACGACCAGTATAAGCATAGAACTTGTCCTGCCCCATCCAGTAGATGGTGCTAGACGCGGACGCCACAGCCCGTGGGGAAGCGATGGAAATATTATCTGCGTATTCCTGAAGGCCAAACACGTCCGTAGTGCCAAGAAACTGTAACGTGTACAAGTTTGTATCGGTCCAGACTAGGACTTCCTGCCGTGTAGGTAAGGCACGGATAATACGCGACCCGCGAGAGACTCGGAGGCTACCAGCAGTACTCGTAACTGGTGTTGGGTCCCACTGACTTGGGTCATCCTGCGAAGCCCAGCGGATTAGTAGCGGATCAAAGTCCGTAACGCTTGTAGACCCGAAAGGCACAGCACCGAAAGCCAGTAGATGTTTGTCCTGCTGGGATACCAGCAACTGCATAATTTTCGCTGGGACGGCGTTGGGGTCATCGCCGTTGGCAGTCGCATATGCTTGTAAGGTTATAGCGTGTGCAGCAAGGGATGCAGCAGGGTCAGTAGCAGCTTGACGGTACCACCAGTAACCAGCACCGTTGCGAATATTCATTGCAAGGTCGTTATCGAAGTTGTCGAACCACCAGTCACGCTGTGGTAAGTTGATAGGTGCACCGGTAGTACCAGTACCCCAAGCATCCCGCCCCCATGTGCCGACGCCCCAACCATAACCACCTGTGGCAATGGCGTTACCGGGTTCGATTTCGACTTGCACAGTGTATCCTGCGCCGCTCACGGAGGTAGTAGAGGTTGCTGCCGTAGCCGTAGTAAACGTAAAGCTATTAGCCCCTGTTACCGTAACCGTGCGGTCCCCATTAAGCTCGCCAATAGGTATACCGCCCAGCGCTGAAGCGAAGCCGCCAATGAGAACGGTCTCACCGGTATCAAGCCATGCAGGTAGGGCAGTCGTCGTGGTCACCGTAACTACCCTAAGGGTATTGGTTACTGCAAATGTGTTCGATCCAGCCAGCGCCGTACCAAACGGGGTTATGTCGTAGAAAACACCGCCTGCTTCTATATAGACGCGCTCGTTCGTACCGAGGGCGAGTAAGTCATCGGAGTAGGATGTAACCCAGTTCCACATCTGACGGCACACACCAACAAACGCAGTAGGGGAGGACTTCACCCAACCGCCGATCTTCTCAGGGTAGCCTGAACGAAACCTGATCTTGTCGCATTCATACCAGCTAGCTTCGTCGGAGTAGTCGGTCTGGTCGCGGTTCATACCGGGCTTAAACTG